TTTCCACATGATTTGCATCGACCTTTGCAGCGCGTCTCATAAGCCCTCAACAAAAATTGATTTCGTGGGCGTTTTCCAGTTCTTGTCCGGCGCAGGTTCTATCCAGGACGGGTCGAGCCACACTAATCGGTTGTTCGGATAAGCAATTAGTTGCCCGGTTTGCAGAGCAATAAAATGATGATTCTTATGCTGATCCGGCGTTTCTGACCACCCCGTTTTCATCCAATCAAGGGTGAACAAGTAATTCCCCGTTCGGATAACCCCATCCCTGCCGAGCGCCGTGACTTTGTGGTTTTTCAAGAATGAGAATTGATGCACCGCGAATTCATAGCCATACGAGTCCCACCATACGAGCTGCTCAATCGGTAGTTGTTCGCAAGGCTGTAAACAAATCTTGTTGATCGGCACTCGCGCCCATTGCGCTCCCGATTCAAGCATGACCTGAAACATGGGAACTCGCGCAGGTTCTGCCCGCACCCCAAAAATTACCGCTTTAACAAACTCCCCATGACCTTCCTTCTCGTCATACAAAAATTCTTTCCTTACAAAGCATTGAATCGTCGGGCAGTCGTCAATTAACATTGGCAGCTTTCTGAATAGCTTTGGCGGTTTCAATCTCGGCAATCACTTCCGGCCCGGTCTCAATCGTGATCCGCATATCCTGCACCAACAATTCCATGCACACCCCTTCAGCAAGTTCTGTTTCTGTGTAGTCGCTTGTTGCCTGCCCAAATTCAAGGAAAGCTGTGCAGATGCCATGTAAGACCTTCAACGCCTCAGCTTCTTCTATTTTTGTGAACTGGCACATAGTTCCTCCGTTTGCTGTAACAATTCTTGCTCTGTCCCGTATCTTTGCTCGAAAGCCTTGCGCCAGGGATGGCGGCTGACGTATTCCGGCGTATTGCGTCCACTTCTGTGATGCGTTGGACACAGACATCAACCGGCACACAATGCAACCCAAATCCCTCACCTTGGCGTGCCATTCCTGTTCAGCCTTGGTCAACGTTAACTCCCGCCTCAATAGAAGCAAAGTTCAGCCAATCTAACCAATCGCTGAATTTCTCTCGGTCATATTTACTCGTTCGCCTGCCTAGCATCACAATGCCTCCATGAAGGCCAGGAGCAAGCCTTGGAGCGACTTCGCCCTCATAGGTAGCTGTTAGTATGTCTTTCCAGTCGTTTTCGTGCAGGAACGTCTTTTTGCCGTTTATCAGCCATTCTTTCTGTTTTGACCAAGCCTTGAGGATTCGCCATTGCGCCGCGTTTTGTTCAACGGTGCGCTTAGTATTCATAGTTAACCGTTGTCTTGTTTTCTTGCAGCAATCTAGCGCCGTTTTTCAAATGGAAGTTCCGCGCCATCTCCGTTTTTGGGCTCATAGTAACAACGCGCAACCAAAATGTCTTTTGTATTTTTTTGACCAGTGCTTGCACTAACTTACTTGCTGATCCTTTTTTGTACGACCACACCGAATACAAAATTGCTTTGTCAGGCAATTCCCAATCTAACTGAAACAAATCTTTTTCAGTTGTCGGTATAAATACGTCATGCGTCATGCACACAATCGCGCAGATTTGTCTGTCCTCTATCCACGCATAGACGCTTCTATTTTTCCCCTGAACACGGCGCTTTGGGCTGATACTTGGGCGCACAGGGTCATCGCGCAAGATCGGATCGGGGTCAAGTAGTTGGACTAGCATCATTCCCCCTTGATACCGTGGGCGGCTTCGCATTCGAGCCATCCGAGTTTAAACATCTTGCCTTCGGCTTGCGTCATCTCGCAAAGTGATTGTGGTGGCAGCGGCTTGCGCTGTGGTGGGGAGGTGTATGTGTTCTTCTCCCTCAACTTGGCTTCGATGGCATCAATAAAAGCAGGTACACCTTCAATCCATGCTTCTACTTGATTTCGTGCTGCATAAAGATGCAGACCTTCAAAATGGTCACGCTCCTCCTCCGTCAGCCCAATCCATGTGCGCTGTGATGGGGCGGTAAAGAGGGGTTCGGCATTTTTAATTTTTTCTCTCCAATTACTGCCGCTGCCGTTGTCAATGTAAAGCCAACCATATCCATCAAAGTCATAGCGCATAGCCACCGGCTCTTGATCCGGCTGTAGTGCATCTTTGTTTTTGCCGTCATGAAATCCACTCATGTAGGCAATGGTAAGGTCATCAGATTCTTGCTTCTCTGCATCCGCGATGGCTTGGCGTAATGCGTTTATTGCTCCCACATCTATTTTTTCTTTTCCAAAAATATCCTCAAGGCAATCCAGCGCCAACTTCATCGCTTCAATGCTCATTTCCGCACCCATACGCGGCACATACGACCACTCGCGCCTTTCTTTTTGCCATCGGTGTAAACCAAGTCCATGCGCTCTAGTTCGCTCATCCTGCGGGCTACGGCGTTATGGTCAAG